TGGAGTGTGGCAAAATATGCCGACTAACGATTGTTTTGGTCTATTTGAAGTACGTTCCTATGACGGTTATATAACGCAGCGGCTTTCGGCCGGCAACGGAAAGGTGTTTGTCCGTATAAAAGAAGGTGAAAAACCATTCAAGCCGTGGCCAACTGCCGCACAATAACCCTCATTATAGCGTCTCCGTTATCTCCGTGAAGCTATCGTCAATGATGTCCGGAGTTCCGACCAATTGGACACCGTGAGGCGATAAAATATACGCATGGTTAGGCTGGGTTCCATCATAAGTAAATGAAACAAATATATCACGACCTTTCTTATAGTATTTTACTCGCTCCGGTTTAATGAAAAATCTTTTTAGTGATTGGAGTATTCCATCTGTAGGACTGTAAAGGAAAGTTAGAAAATCCAGACTTGTCGATGCTGAATCATTATATAAGACCATTATCGGAGCACGATACCAGTCAGTCATATTGTCTGCAATCTTATATACGGCTTCGTAAGCATTTACAAAATGAGGATATACCTTGAATAAATTCGGAGATAACAACCCCGCTTTTTCAATGGTGGTTTCACCTATCAGTTCTCCCACGTCCCCAAAACCGACGTGGGAGAACTGTTCACTTCTTTAGGATTTTTCCCGTTTATGCAGCGTGATATAATTCAAGGAGAAATGTCCCCCGATGACATACGTACAAGTGGAATGTATGACGTGGGGAATTCTACCACTATGCCATTCAATTACGGTGGATTACTTGTATTTAATACTAAGACTTTAACCATTCAAACAGGTGTTGATTTACAGGGAAAAACAATTTGTATACGGGTAAGTTGGAATAATGGGCCTTGGTCCTCATGGAACAATTTTACATTCAATCAGCAAAGCATTTAATCAATTATTTTGGCCGGGAATATAACTCCCCGGCCATTATACCCTAATCATACTTCGACGGCATCTATTGCATCTTGTGGAAATTCTTTAATTACTTCATTCTTAAATTCCAGTCTCGAAAAGTCTGATGTAGATAGGATTGAAATCACCGGGTCATTGCTTTCAATATAGATATTCAAGCGGTTATCTTCTGTTTTCTTATACTTTAATTTAAGGAGAATCAACTGATGACTTTTAGGAATTAAGTGGTGATAGCGAACCGAAATATATGTATCATCTACGCCATACATAACCTGTACAACAGCAAGTGTATTCTGGGCTACATAAGTGTGCCGGGTTGAGACTAAGAAGTTGACAACACACTCTTGACTTACAGTCATTAATAAGCATTTTGCATTCATCCAAACCGGAACCATTTTCTTATTCCAAAGTCCATTCTTTTGAAAGGTAGCCACAGGTATCAGTTCTCCCACATCGGTTTGCAGCTTCTCGTCCAAAAAAGTACATTTGGCTTAAAAATGGATAAAATAAAATACCGCTTAGTGTATAATCGAAAGAAACAGCTAAACAAACAGGGAACGGCCTTAGTGCAAGTAGAAGCCTTGCTCAATCAGAGGAAAGTTTATTTCCGTACAAATTTGTATCTCAAGCCGGAACATTGGAATAGTCGCAATGCTCAGGTTGATAATCACCCACAGGCTCATGACCTCAATTCGATGCTGTTTGAGTTTGTCCTACACCTGCAAGCGATTGAGTTATCCTTATGGAAGCGCGGCATTCCTGTAACGCTATCACTACTTAAAGATGCGATAAAGAAAGACAAGCCGGTCAATGTCACTTTCCCCGTATTTGCCAAAATCTATGTGCAGGAATCCGACCGTAAAAGAAGTACCAAAGAGAACCTGATGACAACGATAACCGTACTTCAGGAGTTCCGTCCCGGATTAGATTTCAAAGACATTACTTATACCTTTCTAAAGGAGTTTGAAGTGCATTTGAAAGAGAAGGGAAATAGCGTCAATACGATAGCCAAGCATCTCCGGCAGTTACGTACATTAGTGAATGAAGCCATTAATCAGGGTTATATTCCTTCCGATGCCTACCCCTTCCGGAAGTACAAGATAAAGCAAGAGAAAGGGCGGAAAGAGTTCCTAACCCCGGATGAGTTGAAGAGGCTGGAGAACCTTGATGTGGACAAGAAGCTCCGCCATGTACTCGATGCCTTCCTGTTCTGCTGCTACACCGGCCTGCGCTATTCCGATTTCTGCCAGCTTACACCTGAGAACATTATTCGTGTGAATGGTAAGCGGTGGCTTTATTTCAAGTCTGTCAAAACAGATGTGGAGATAAGACTTCCGCTACATCTTCTGTTTGAGGGTAAGGCATTGGCTGTATTGGAACGTTACGATATAGTAACTGATTTTGCTAAAATCGGACCCAATTCAGAGGCCAATAAGTATCTTGCCCAATTATCTGCCCTTGCCAGGATACGGAAGCACATAACCTATCATACAGCCCGTCATACTTGTGCGACCCTGCTTGTTCACCAAGGTGTTCCGATAACCACCGTCCAGAAGCTGCTCGGTCATACTTCGGTCAGAACTACGGAGGTGTATTCAGAGGTTCTTTCTAATACAATAATACGTGATTTGAAGGCTGTAAAAAGGAAGAAAAAAACACCTGTTTTTAGCCGTGTGGTAGAATGTGGGTAGATTTTATAGGTTCTACTGATATTCTACTGCCATAGTTTGGCAGCCCTTTCCTGGCAAGATATTCCCTACTCATAAATTTCTTGTTTACTTTCGCTGAAAAGTGATTGTAAATGAGTATATTTGTCATGTTTTATTGGTTAACGCCCATGAACGTGTCTTTAACAGGATGCGTTCGTGGGCTTTTTTTGTTTAATTAAAAAAGTTCGTAGATGAAAAAGAAACTGATTGTTTTGGCTGTTGTGGTGGCTGTGATTGTAGGTCTGCTGGCTTATTACCAGTATGTACCGTTTTGGGCAAGCATTGTGAGTACCGGTGCGTTTATTGCCGGCATTCTTCTCGGTTGGAATGCCAAGGGGTGGAGTGATGAACATGTAACGGGGATGAAGGTATGATGGAGCATCTGAATGAACTGTTCAACATCACCGGAGGGATAGTTACTACTATCCTGCTTCCGCTGTTCGGTGTGTTCATGTTCTATGATTCAAAGAAGCGCAAGGCGGCAGCCGAGGCACGCAAGGCGGAAGCTGACAATATCACCTCGTATGCTGCTGAATGGAAGGAACTGTACGAGAAAAAGGAACACAGGGTAGTGGAACTTGATTCCAAAATAGACCAGCTTTATGCCGAGAAGAATGAAGACCGCCAGCGTATCCGCGAGCTGACCGAAAAGAACGCTACACTGGAGATAGAGAAGATAAAGCTGGAAGCAAAGCGGTGTGATGTCCGGGGATGTAGCGGGCGGAAGCCACCGAGCGATTATTAATTCACGGGAAGGAAGGTGTTTCGCAACGGCTCCCTTCCCTTTTTAGCACAAACTTAAAGTTTAAACAAAGGCTTCTGCAAATGTAGTGTATGTTTATATTAAATCAAATGATGTATGAAGTATTTTACGATAAAAGAACTTTGCCGTTCGACAACTGCCGACCGCAAAGGGATTGACAACAGATGTGGCAGTGATATAGAAGCCAATCTGACTGCATTGGTGGATAGCGTTCTTGACCCGCTACGCGAATGGTACGGCAAACCTATCGTTGTGAATAGCGGTTACCGTTGCCCGGCATTGAATAAGGCAGTTGGCGGTGCGACAACCAGCCAGCACATGAGCGGACAGGCTGCGGACATTGATACCGGAGACAGACAGCAGAACAAGCTACTGTTCGAGTATATCCGCAAGAACCTTCCTTTCGACCAGTTAATTGATGAGAGTAATTTCGCCTGGGTGCATGTGAGCTACCGGGCGGACGGTAGAAACCGAAATCAGGTACTGAAGCTATGAAAAAACTACCCTGGTTATTGGTTGTATTGCTGGCAATCGCTTGTGCGGCGGCGTGGTTTCGTCCGCACGAGCCTTTACCGGCAGAAATCCGTACCGAAACAAAGATACAGACGGTTGTCAAACTTGACACGGTTCTTATCTCCTCACCAATAGCTGTCTTTTGGCAGATATTGCCGAATGATACAGTACGTATAGGCGATACCTTGCTTCACCGCAAACTGGTTGTGTATGAAGATAGCCTGTATCGTGCGGTGGTGAGCGGGTATGTAGACCCGCGGCTGGATAGTATGACTGTATATCCGAGGACGGTTTATCAGACGGTGACGAATGACGTCTATCATCCGGTTCTCATTAAGTTGAAGAAGAAGCGTTGGGGATTTGGGTTGCAGGCTGGGTATGGTTATCCGGGCGGTATGTATGTAGGTGCAGGAATAAGTTATGATTTATTTCAATGGTAATTTTGTTATTCTGAAAAATACCATTATATTTGCACCATTGTATTAGTATCATAGTATCGCAATATCCTTATAAAAAAGGGGTATTGCGATTTTTTTTATATATATAAACAATTTTATTCATGAAAAAAAAACAAGATGTGCCTCGAATACTTTATGAGGCAAAAAAAAAGCTTCCTGATGCTGGTATGTATAATAGTGGAGCAATAGAAGTTGTAGAAGTTCCTTTTAATGGTAAAAAGGTGAAGGTTGAATTTAAAAGGACAGAAGCGGGAATCTTCCCCGTAGGCTGGTATGAAGGTAAAATTAGAAAATGAACAAAAAAGGTAGCTTATAGGCTACTTTTTTTGTCTATCTTTTATCTTTGCTTACAAACAAAATAGATATGTCTGAAAATCAAGAATATCAATTTAATGAAGTTTCAGTACAAGCAATGATACGCTGATTTGTAGAAGGGACGGCTGAATAGTCGCCCCCTCTAAAATGTAAATCCCCGTAGTTGCCCAACTACAGAAAGCAATACTATTTCTTTCCGAACACATATTCGATAAGTTTGAAATTGGCTTCATTAATAGGCGTAAAATCTTTCTGTATATAGAGGTCTGTAACTTTCATGGACGAGTCTGTATGGCAAAGCATTTCGTTGACAATATACTTGTTTATACCAGCCTTATTTATTGCTATCGTAGCCATAGAATGCCGGGCTGCATAGAATTGAAGATTGTTTATGCCTATTTTGTATCCAACCTCTTTTAGCCCTATATTGATGGCTCGATTGAGGTCTGCCATAGAAGAAAAACGCTCGTAAAAGTTGAATACGCGTTCTTTGCCTTTGTATTTATTTACGAGTGGCTGTATAATTGGATGTACGCGAACAATCATTTTGGCATTGTCATTTCTTCTGTCTTTGGTCTTGGTACGGTAATAAGTTATGTATTCCCCGTCAAACTCAGTTGCATTATATAGGTCGGCAGAGTTCATTCCCATTAGGCAGAATGATAATATAAAACAATCTTTCGCCAAGTCATGCCTACTGGTATATCCCTTAATCTTTTTGTTATCGTAAGGGAGAGTAAATATAGTTTTTATAGTTTCTTCCGGTAAAGCTCTTTTCTCTGCTACATTCTGTTGTTTTGGCTTATATTTTGAAAGATTCTGCTTAATTCTTATAATGTCATTGTCTTCGTCATTATAATACTCCCTTGCCTCTGTAAATAGACGCAGGATGACGCTGGGGTATAGTGATTGTGCCCGTTTCTTTTCAGACAGGTATTCTTCAAATTCCTTTAGTTTCTGAACTGTTATTTCGTTACAAAGAATAGATTCTCTTCCAAAGAAAGTACAAAATGAGTTTAAAGCTGTTGTGTAATTCTTCATACCCTTTATCTCAGGATGTGAAGCGCACCACTTTTTTGCGAATAAAATAAAATCAATGCCGCTTTTGTCATCCTTGGATGATTTAAGATATTCGGCTATGGTGTCTATGTCTATGGCATTCAATTCTAGATTCAGCTTGTATATTTTTTCCCGATAAATTTTGATTAACTCTTCACATCTATCGATTATTTGCTGATTCTTTATTTTGAAGCCGGAGGTAATATCTTTCTTGGTGACATACATGGTAGTGGAGATATATCTTATCTTTCTCTCATGTGTTAACCTGATAAGAACATTCCATGTCTTATCGGAACGCATTTTTTCTTTTTTGATGATTGCTTTAAATGTTGCCATAATCTTAGGGTAAACAATGGGTAAACAAATTCTATCTACTTGTAGGTTTAAAACGTTACTTGTAATGTGGTTCTTTACGACATATTTTTGGATTAATCCTCTCAAAAGCTTGATATATAGCAAAAAAGAGGAAAATCATTACTGAAATTCCTCTTTCTTTTGGGTGACTGAAGGGACTCGA